CTGCGAGTCCCTTGATTTCTTTCATTTCTTTTTCTCCTTCTTGAGAATAGATTTCTTCGGTGCAATAGCTTCGATGATTGGAAATTCGCCTTTATACGGGACATATTTTGGACGACCAAAGCCGACCACTTCTTTGCCCACAGTCCGGCTCTTCACCATAACCATTCCGCCATTGCGCTGATCTCCGCTGCCGGATGTATTTCCTTCGATGGTTGTGATTGTTTTGCCATCGATTCCGACAACGATTCCCACATGGCTTATTCGATCTACTCCGTCATGTGGAAAGTCCATGAATGCAAGATCTCCGATTGCCGGTGTCTCACTCCATCGAGAAATCTCCTTGAACTTGTGAGCTCCCACAGCTGTGGAAACAACCGAGTGAACCTTGACTCCGGCTTGTGCCAGCACCCAGTTGCAGAATGAACCGCACCACGGCAAGCCATTGGCTTTTGTGAATTCGCCATATTTGGTTAGGTTGTCGCCTTCTTCAACCGTGCCAATTTCGCCCTTTGCAATTTCGATGGCGTGAGCGGCTGATCCGATTGGGTAACTCACGACAATAGCAAAGCTGCTTCTTCAGCCGTAAGACCTAGCTTTTGCAATACAGCTGCTCTAGCGGTTTGTTCAGCTTCTTGCGCTGCAATCATTTGCTCTTGTTCGATTCGTTTTGCGTCTCTTGCCTTTGACTCTGCGGCTGTAAATGTACGCTCCACAATCTCTCCGGTGATAGCGTCATGGATAATTTCTTTGTTCATTAGTTCGCTCCCCAAATTGTGTATGTACCTGCGCTCCAAGATGATGCATTAGCTGTGAAATTGACCGCACTTATGACCGAAGTTCCTGAATAATATCCGTGATAATTTGGATAATAATAACGACCAGTCCCCGTTGTGCTGTTGCCTTCAATGAATTTTTTGCCAGTTGAATTTGAAGCCGAGATATACATAATCGCGTCTATATTTTCCCCAGAGTTCCATTGAGCCATAGGCAAATCGCTTGCGCCAAAATTTGAACCGCCGCCTGTTTGATATGTAGAGCCTTGCTTTTGGCTATATCCCACGACTGCATAATTTGCGCCGGTGTCGGAGTTTAGATACCAAGAAGCGGTATATGAGTTATCATTCAATCTTGCACCATTGATTGCAATTGCTAAGAAATTGTATCCGCTCAATCCTGTCACGGTTGTAACAACAGAGCTAAGAGATCCGGTTGCAAGTTGTGTATATGTTAAAGCCGAAGCTCCTGCCGAAATCCATTTGAGTCCAGTTGCAGCTGTTGAATCGGCTGAAAGAATTTGTCCATTTGAACCGACTGCTAAACGAGCCGGTGTGTCAGCTGCGGTTGCGGCAATTAAATCGCCTTTAGCATCGACAATTGCATTTTGAATGGCATTCGAATCATCTTGTGCGACCCATGTGAATGCTAGATCTGTGCCGGATGTCTTTGAAAGGACTTGTCCGGTTGTGCCACCTTTAAGACCGACGAATGAAGCGTCGATGCTGTCTCCAAGTGTCTCAATTGCTGTTGCACCATTTTTTACGAGATCGGTCGAAGTTGGGACTGTCCACCCAAAATTGGGCGTTGTTGTTGCCATTTTTTCTCCTTATGCGACGACGGTGGCATTTAACCACTCAAGTGTAGGTTCAATCGTGTTCCAAGTCTCAACGACAGGCACATCCGCCCATGTGAACGCCTGAAGTGAATATGACACCGGAGTGACATAAAGCGAGACGGTGAGCGAATTGATGCCAGCCTGAAATTGCCAGCCTTCGACAAATCCTTGAAAATTCGATCCCATATTCAGCGGCAAGTCTGCGATATTGACAGGCATTCCCATGAACACCGACAAAAGATTGTCACGATCTGAATTGTCTATTTCCGGTGATCCGAGTGGGAATGAGATTTGATTGAAGTTCGCTTGTGGAAGAGCTCGGAGTTCCAAATAGAATTCTGCTTGAGCTGTGGCATCTGCCGCGTTTTCCAAGCTTGTGTCAATATTTTGAGCCAAAGTCCCATAAAGGGCAATTGATGTCGAATCTGAATCCGTGACTTGAGCTGCGTTTTTATATGTGAGAGTGATGTAATTTCGCACATCGCCAGCGCGGACGGCTGTTTGAAGTCCGCTAGCAAATGCGTCATTGGCTGAAAGATTGACATATCCATTTGCTGAAAGGTATTGGGTTCGATGGGTGCTGTCCGCGTAGCTAATCTGTCCAGCAGAGTTCTCGTAAAGGTATCCAAGACCGGAAGTCGCCAAAGACGCTACTAGTGAGTAAATATCTGTAACCGAAGAAGCTCGAGCCGCCAGCTCATAATTGCCTGTATCGATTTCGCCCAAGCCTGAATTGAAAGCTTGATTCCATGTAAGAGCCGGATCTACGGCATTCCAGGCAAGAGCGGCTGGCACTTCATTCCATGTCGAAAAGAGAGCTTCCGAAAGAATGGTTTCAATCTGTACGCCGTCCAAGTCTTTGCTCAAGACTCCTTCCGTCAGTACCTTTGGAAGCCTTGAAAGGGCTCCTAGAGCCACGATGGAGATTGTTTGGGTAATTCCTATCGACCCACCGGATTGAACGCCCACAATGAGATCCGTGATGGATCCGCCAAATATCGCCACGGGAGTGCCGGACGAGTTGTTGATATAGACCGTCACGCTTGAATTGATATTGGCTGTGATGCTTGAATCGTCTAGATTGATAAGAGTCAGATTGCAATATCCGGCAATTGCTTGCTCATAAATATCTGTACGACCCGACCCGATATTGAGATTCGCGAGAGCCACATCCTTATATTCGACTCCATCGATTTCGATGCTCCAAGTCGGTGTCCATAGGGTCATATGAAAGCGAACCTATTCGCGCCCAAAGTGCCACGCGCATTTGAGCGATTCAGCACATCCACAATTGTTCGAGCTGTGCCTTCAGCGTCAATTGCTCCATTCACGGTGACATTGATTGTTGATCCCATTCCGCCATTTGGCACAATCGTGCCGTTTGAACTAGGGACAAAGAGTTCGGCTCCGCGCTCGCCTACGACATAGGGAGTCCCTGCGGATACGGATCCGCCAGCTGCTCGGAATCCGCCGAATGCCGAATCGATAAGTCCGGCAATACCGCGCACAGCTGCATTGTTGCGCACCATATTGATGAGCGATGTGATGCGATCAATGACTTGACCTATCCAACCAAAGAGCGTTTGGAAACCACTAATGAGCTTGCCTACGACATCGATGACAACTCCGAGAGCGATGCCAATTCCTTGAATGGCTATTTTGAGAACGCCGCCCAAAAGTGGAGCCACATACTTTGAAAGGAATTCAAAGAGAGCTGCAAATTCGTCTTTGTTATCCATGACCGCGTTTTTAATTTGGTCGAAAGCGAACTTGATGCCTTGAAAGATTGGAATGAAGAGCTTTTTTGCACCTTCGACAAATGACATGAATGCCGATGTAATTCCTTCTTTTCCACCGATTGAATCGATGAATTGTGAAACGGCTGGAATGACTACATTCACGACTGTGTCAATCATTGGAGTAATTGCATCCAACACAAAGGATCCGATTGTCTCTTTGCCTTCATCGAACGCAACCTTCAGACGAGCCATCTTTCCTGCGAATGTATCGGCTTGAACGGTTGCCTGTCCGCCAAAGGTAGAAGCCAATTGCTTTGTAATGGCATCCATATCCATCGTCTTGAGCTGTGCGGATGTGAGTCCAATTCCTAACTTTGCAAGTGAAGCTGTGTTGCCTTCTTGTGCCTTAGCCATCGCATTCGTGACAGCTTCCAAAGACTTACCGGATCCAGCTGATACATCGAGCGCAATGGATTGAAGCTTGAGAGCTGCATCGGAATCCTTTGTGGCTCTGACAAGTCGCTCAAAGCTAGGACGAAGCTCATCGTCGGTCTTACCTGTCAAAAGTGAAGTGTTGAGAATTTGCTTTTCGACGGCAGCAATTTGAGCATCTGTCGCGCCTGTAACATTTTGTAATGTAGTGGCGAGTTTTGCTTGAGCCTGTTCATCTGCAATGGCAGATTCAACGCCTTGCTTGAGAAGTACGCCAGCATAGGCAAGGGCAGCTGCTCCAGCGACGGCAAAAGCCGCGCCAGCCATCTTTCCGAATTTGCCCATCTTGTCGCCAAAGCTTTGCACTTCATTTTGTGCGCCAGCGACTCCGCGCTTTAATTCATCAAAGTCCGCATCGAAGGTGATCTTGACCTTTGGAATTCCAGCCATTTAATCGAGCCCCAATCGCTTGACAACATCTTGAACCATTTGAGCATATTCACGCGCCACGATTGGCACATAATAATCGACCGCCGGTGTGATCCAGTAACCGCGTTTGTTAGCCGGAGCTTTGAATCTGTCTGTGTATGGGCGACCTAGTGAGTCCACGCCTTTGTGAGATCCAAATTCTGTTCCCCAAAGTAATGCGCCAGCTGGAGCGGCATTCTGGCGAACCTTTGCGCCTTTACCTGACTTAGATTGCTCTCCGCCATACTTGCGACCAACTTTTTTGGATCCGCCAATATCAACGCGAATCAATCGATCGCGTTTGGCTGTAATGGTCTGTGCGACAAGCTTTGTCTGTGGAGCCGGTGCAGATTGGCTGAACATTGTGAGCTGTCCGGCAAGTCTTTGAGACAAGGGATAGGCTCCATCGCGGATTTCTTGTTGCGAGTCTTTGTCGAGCTTGTTGAGTAATCCAATGAGATTGCGAAATTCGACAGGATCAACGGTAATGGCAAATGTGCCTCTACCTGCCTTGTTTGCCATTTCGCTTCTCCAAAATCTCGATTGCTGTGTAGATCTGCTCCGCCGTCTCCCACTCTTTCATCGGAATCCCTGTCG